GGATAATTGACCCGGCGCCAGGCATTGAATCATCACTAACCGCAGATCCCCGCAATTCCATGACGAGCTTAGATAGAGACATACAGGGCCACCATGGCGTCAACTGTTGCGCGGGTCGGCGATAAGACCAGGAGGAAGTAAATGATTAAGAACATGGATTACTATTTGGATCCGGAACATGCAACAGAGTGGGAAGACCTGAGCGACACCGAAAAGGCTGACGTTTACCAGGGCGCATCTATGTTGGATGACGCCGCTGTAACGCACCAGCCAGCCGGTGAACTTGCGCCGGTGGTCGAGCAACAGCCAGAGCCCGAAAAGGCCCCGGTTATCTTGACCGCTGACGGCAAGCATACGCTCCCGTTTACTGAACTCCAAGCAGCCCGTGACCGTGCCGCGCTTTTGGAGAGGACGCTTGGCGAACAGCAAGCTCTTATTCAGAGTTTGCGCGACGCGGCGACCAAGGACACCGCCGCGGGTGGTGGAACGGCAGCGCAGGAGAAGGTGCTGGAGGAGTACAAGGGTGATTTCCCTGAGATGATGGAAGATATTGAGCCACGCATCAAGGAACTCATTGAGCACGGTGCCAGTGACCTGGTGAAAGCTCTCCAGCAGGAGGTGACCAACCTCCGCGCCGAGATTGCCCCGCTCAAACAGACTATTGAGCAGGATCAGGCCGTGGCTGCCCAGACCGACAGGGACAACTGGAACGGGTCAATCGCCAAGTTCTTTGGCGACGAAACCAACCAGATGTTCAACAAGGAGCAGAATCCCACCCTGCACCGCCTCCTTGATGACGAGGTGAAGAGAATAGCCAATGACGGCACTTTTCAGGATTACGATACGCTTTTGGCCACGGCCAAGGGTAATGTCGTCACCCTGTTGGAGCAGGCAACAGGCAAGGCACCTGTAACCACTACAACCGCCCCGACGGTGGCTGAGGTTGCAGCGCAGAAGATAGCAGCCGCCACAGCCGAAAACCTCGCTAAGAAAATTGAGACGCAAAAGGCTAAAATATCCGAAGTTAAAAACGCGCTTGAACAAGCAACGGCGGCATATGGCACGGCGGACAGCCGGACAAAGGATTATGCCATTCAGTTGAACAAATCCGAAGCGGCGTTAAAAGGCATGGAGGCAGAGCTCAAGGATAACGAAGCCGCCGCAAAACAGACGGGAACGTCAATGGACAAAGCCGGAACGCAGACAAAGGGTCTCGGAAATGACATGGACAACGCATCGTCTAAGGCTCTAAGTTTTGGCGACGTGCTCAAGGCAAATGTTGTCGGTGGCGTAATCCTTGACGGGCTAAGAGCAATCGCCGATGGATTAAAACAGTTAGCTTCTGATGCCCTTAGTCTTGCTGATACCATGATGATTCAGTCGGATCAAACCGGCGTGTCAACCCAAAGGCTACAAGAACTGCAATACATTGGCGACGATGTAGGCGTGTCCTTTGAAACCATTGCCGGAGCACAGTCTAAACTGACAAAATCGATGGCAGACGCGTCAAGTGGAGCCGGGAAAAACGCAGATGCGTTTAAGGCCTTGGGAATAGAAGTCACAAATAGTGACGGATCACTTAAAGACGCGCAGACCGTAATGAACGAGTCGTTTGTGGCACTCGGGAAAATGAGCAACGAGACAGAGCGAGATGCGGCAGCGATGACGATTTTCGGGAAATCGGCGATGGACTTAAACCCACTTATCAAGGCGGGATCGGAAAAACTTGACGAATTATCAGAGGCCGCGAGAACATCAGGCGCGGTTATGTCGGATGAAACTGTTGTGTCTCTAGACATTATGAGCGACACGATGGCACACCTTAAACAGACGGCAACATCTGCGGCGGGAACCTTCCTGTCACAGTTTGCCCCGGCGTTACAGGGCATTTCGGACGGGTTAACGGGCTTGATGAACGGCTCGGTATCTCCGGAACAATTTTCAAAATCGATATCAGGGATAATAGAGCAAGTAACAACAACCATAACAACCTTACTTCCGACAATCTTGCAAGCCGGAATACAGATACTTTTAGCAATCATACAGGGGCTTGTATCGGCACTTCCTCAAATCATTCCGGCAGTAATTACTATGGTAACTCAGCTTGCCGCAACGCTTTTGGGGATGCTCCCGGAAATGCTGCAAATGGGTGTTGATGTTCTTCTCGGAATTGCTGACGGAATTATAAGTGCGTTGCCGGAGCTTATTCCGGCAATCGTTGAGTGTGTCTTGAAGATGGCTGATGTGTTGGCTGTCAATCTTCCTCTTATTATCAATGCCGGAATAGAAATACTTCTCGCGTTGGTTCAGGGAATAATTGAATCCCTTCCGATGCTGATAAAAATGCTTCCAACAATTATAGATGACATGATTATGTATTTTGCGGAAGCCCTGCCAATGATAATTGAAACCGGCGTTCAGATGCTCGTGTCACTTATCGAGGGGCTCGCAGATGCTATCCCAAAACTTGTTGACATGATACCAACTATTGTAACAACGCTAATTGATGTACTTATTGACAATCTTCCACTAATCATCGAGTCCGGGATAACAATTCTTATGGCTCTTTTGACCGGTCTAATTAAGACGCTGCCTAAGCTCGTTATGATGGGCCCGGAAATAGGAAGAACCATAGGAGAGTCGCTGAAAAAAGTAGACTGGAAAACACTCGGCAAAAACATCATTGACGGAATTAAAAACGGAATTACTGACGCGGCAGCCGCTCTTGGAGACGCAGCAAAGAAAGCCGCGGAGGGAGCACTTAAAGCTGTAAAGAGCTTTTTGGGAATCAAGTCCCCGTCAACCGTTATGCGTGACCAAGTAGGCGTGCAGATGATGGCAGGTGCGGAAAGCGGCATAGACAAGAAGTCGGCCAGTTTCGCAAAGGCAACAAAAGACGCAATGTCGGAAGCTGTCAACGGCGCGTCGTCTGCGCTCGATGTCCTAATGCCGTCGAACGTATCCGCTAAATACGCATTTGCAATGGGCGGACAGCCTGCCGTGAGCAATTCAGACACAACGAACTACATTATAAATTATTCCGGTGCCGTGCCGGTATCCGCAAAGGACAAGCGTGACATGATGAAGATGTTTGCCGATGCTTTGGTGTCTGTCAAAACATCCAGAGGGGTGGCAATTGCATGAACACAAATACATACATGATATTAAACGGAAAGGATAGCAGAGAGGCAGGGATTTACATTGTAGATCCCTTGCCCTCGGTTCTGTCTCCCGCCAAAATTCTGAACGTCACTAAGATACCGGGAAGGTCACAGGCGGTAACGGTGTGGGACGGATCGTATGAGGAAATACCCAAAACACCAAGACTGTATTTTGATGGCATTGATCCTCAAGCGGCTTGCGACTTTTTGAACGCAGCCGAAACAGTCACATTTTCAAACGAACCGAGCAAGCAATATGTGTGCAGAAATTCCGGTGCGATCAGCGTTGACCGGCTCAAGAAAAGAAAACATTTATTTGATTTTCCGCTACTCTGCTGTGGAGAAAAACGCGACGCGAACCCGCAAGAAATAACCGCCGTGTCTGGTATGACGTTGTTTAATCCCGGCAATAGAAAAACGCGTCCCACGATCGAAGTGACCGGAACCGGAACAATCGTTTTAGACATTGCCGGTCAAGTCGTCACGCTGACAGAAGTTGCCGGAACAATCATCATCGACGGCGAATTGCAGGAGTGCTATACATCTTTGGGCGTATCGGCAAACCTGCAAATGACCGGTGATTTTCCGGTTTTGCTGCCCGATACCGAATCAATAATATCATGGACGGGCGCGGCAACAATCCTAATTAAACCAAATTGGAGGTGGGTGTAATTGATTCGTATTTATTCGGGCAAATCAACGCCTGCCGAACTTTTAACAAACGGAATCGGGGCACTTGAAGCGACGTTTTGCGAAGTGTACGAAGAAATAAACGGCGAGTTCTCTTGTTCTATTTCAATTCCGGTCGGTTCTGCACATTCAGAATCATTTGTTTTCGGTGCAATCATCAAGGCATCGACCCCGCGCGGCATGGATTACTTTTCTTTGGATGTACCCACAACGACACTGACAGACATAACCGCCAAAGCGTGGCAGATATCTAATGCTTTGGGCGCTCCCGTGGTGCTCAATGCCTACGTAGACGCGAAAACGGGCGTTCAAGCCTTGCCATTAATTCTTGCATCTTCTCCCGACGAAACACGGTTTACGGGCACGTCAGACATCACAACGATCAACAACATGCGGACGGTTCAGCAATCACCATTAGGCGCGTTGCTGAATACCGCCGTTGACAATTGCTTTTTGAATCGATGGGGCGGAGAAGTCGAGCGAAACAAATTTACATTCAATATCAATTCCCGGATCGGATCAGACAAGGGATACACAATTTCGCTCGGCAAAAACCTTACGGGTGTAACAGAAACGCCGACAGGAACCGGCTATACAAATCGGATTATTCCGAAATGCCTGACCGCGGACGATGTTGATTTATTCCTGCCCGAAACCTACATAGACAGTGCAATCCCTAACCCTTTTGACAACCTGATACATACGAAAATTTACAAATGCGAGGGCATCAAGATCGGGGCGGTTGACAACGAAACGGGGTTGATTCCATATCCCGACGAAGCAAGCGCATTTACAAAGATGCGGTCAGTCGTTGCGGAATTATTCGCACTGGGCGCAGATGTTCCGGGTGTGACAATCGACATTGATTTTGTCGATCTGCTCGGCACGGAAGAATATAAACAGTTTTCCGCGCTGCAATCCCTTAATATCCAGCTAGGCGACACGATGCATTGTAAATATTGGCAAAGGGACATAGCAAAACGGGTATCTGTGTATCGCTGGAATTCTTTGTCCGAAAAATTCACATCGTTGACAATCGGCGATATTGCTCCGAACATTGCAAAATCCCTGTACGCACAAGACGTATCCCTTGCCGCCTTGCAATCCGACATGACCGGCACGATCAAACAGGGCGACAAGTACAACAATGTTTACATCAACCATACTGATGGATTCGTTGCAGAATGTGCAGAGCTGAACTCAAAAGCCGTAATGAACGGTGAAAAAATGGGTTATTACGACATGACAACCGGTGCATTTTTGGGCGGAATGGCGAATGTGGGCGGCATAATATCTCTGATTGCGGGGGCGCTGACAAACGATCCCACGGATCCGGCGTGCTGGTCAACAATCGGAGAGGTCACAATAGACGGGAAGGCATACAAGGGAATATTTATATATCTTTTGGCTTATTCGTCAACCGTACCAATTGTTAAAATCGTTGCAAATTACGCAACGGCGTATGATACCCGAATGCTAAAACTGGTTATGCCGGACGGGTCGTATATAGGACTCAACGAAAGTAATGACGGGACACGAGGATTTTCAAGCAGCTTTAACAATGGCACGTGGCTTGCGGGAATTAATTTTAATGTATGGGCAAGCGGATTCCAAGCTAATTTTTCCGGAAACAAGGTCGGAGATTCAAGTTTTTACAACGGTTTTGGATTCACGCAAACGGGGCCTTATTACGTTAAAAACGGAATTCAGCACGATCTAACATAAAGGAGGGAATACATGCCAACACTATTAAATAAAACGTACACATTTAATCAGCAGTCGCACCGATGCGATAAGATTTGGCTCAAGCAGGGCAACAAAGACGCTCAAACGCTTTTATTTACCCTGACAGACGGGGGGGTTGCAATCGATCTGACAGCCTGCGAGGTCGTATTCTTCGCCACAAAACCGAGCGGGGCAACATTGTCAAACGCTTGTTCAATTATCAGCGCGACGTCCGGCAAGGTCGCATATGTTGTCACGGAACAAACATCAATTGAGTCGGGCGTGTTGACGGACTGTTATCTGCAGATCATCAAAACGGGTCAAGTCCTGAACACATTTAATCTTGACGTTGAAATCCTTGCGTCAAAAAACTATGACACGGCAATAGAAACGGCATCAGAATTTACCGTGTTCGAGGCGGCGATGGGCGGACTCGCGGCAAACACAAGCGCAATAGGAACGCTTGCAAGCCTGCTGACAACGGCAAAGACAAACCTTGTTGCGGCGATAAATGAATTATTTACAAACAAGGCTCCATTGGCAAGCCCGACATTTACGGGGTCTGTTGTTGTTCCTGCTGCAACTACGGCAACACAGGCAGTAAACAAGGGGCAATTAGATTTAAAAATGAATCTAGCAGGCGGGTCTGGAAATCCGTTTACAGCAATGCCATATGTTGGGAGCGATCCATTAGAGGCGAGTGGGGCGGGATATCACAAGCACGCGGACGGAACCCTTGAATGCTTCGGGGAACAAGCCGGATCTGGATTAGCAGCCGACGGGGGCGTAGCGGGATTTTCAAAACAATTAACATTTCCCGTCGCTTTTTATGCAAAGCCGGTCATAAACACATCTTTTGAATACGCGTCCGGCAATACGTGGGTCGGCACAAGAACAGTCGGAAACACAACGTTTTTTGTAACAAGCGGTGCCGCTGTCGGAACAATACATTGGAGAGCAATTGGACGCTGGAAAGCATAACAGGGAGGCGCAGAAATGACAGAGTGGATCACCAAATACTGGATTGAGGTAATATTTGCCGGAATACTGGCGTTGTTTGGATTCGGATACAGAAAACTATCATGCAGGGTCAAAGAAAACGAGGCGATTAAATGCGGCGTGACAGCTTTGCTTTGGAATGCCTTATATCAAATTTACAACGATGCAGAAAAGGCAAAAGAGATATCAATCGACGCGCTCAAAAACGCAGAGAATATTTACAATCAGTACCACGCTTTAGGTGGAAACGGAACGGGCACGGAATTATATAACCGACTTTGTGACTTACCTACCAGAAAAACAAAGATAGCATCGTTATCGGAGGAGATAAAACAATGAAAGAATCAACTATTAAATGGCTAAAAGCGGCAGGAATTAGAGCGCTGAAAACATTTGCGCAAGCGAGCATAGCGGCAATCGGAACAGCGGTAGCAATGGGCGCAGTGAATTGGCTTATGGTTGCATCTATCGCCGGATTATCTGCGGTGCTGTCAATCCTTACATCTGTTGCCGGACTGCCCGAAGCGCCAATCGAGGTTGAATAATATGGGAAAAATCGAAAAAGCCGTACAGTTTGCAATAGACATTGCCAATGATAATTATCACGGATATTCGCAGGCCAGACGGGGAGACAGAGATACCGATTGCTCAAAGATTGTCATTGACGGACTAAAAGCGGCAGGATTTGACACGGGCGCAGCAACGTTTACAGGCAACATGCTTGCTCCGATTTTGGCGGCCGGATTTAAAGACGTTACCGCATCTGTCAATCTGCGAACGGGCGAAGGATTAAAACGAGGCGATATTTTACTAAGACCAAAAACAATCAGACGCGGCGGACATGCCGCTTTTTTTATCGGCAATGGTCAGATCGTACAGGCACAGGCAGATTATGACGGCGTGTATGGGGACGGAAACAGCAGGGAAATCAGAATACAAAACTACTATGATTCGCCGTTTATTTATGTCTTGCGCTATCCGTCAGTTGATCCTTGCTTATTTGCCATCAAAGTGGTCAGAGATACATGGATCCGCAAAAGCCCAAACGGCGAAAAAGACCATATAGCACTTGCAAGCGATCATTTGATTTTAGGAATTGCAGAAGTGTCAGGAACATGGGGAAGAATCCAAAATCAGAAAAGTCTTTGGATCAGCATTAATCCGACATATACAGGAATCGTACGGGTGTGAATTGCTCTGAGTGTCTTTATCACGGCGGTGCGTGGCAGAAATGTTATTGCATCGCCGGTTGTCTTTTACACGACAAAAGATGTATCGGGCAAGAAAATTTAAGTTGTTGTTTATATAGGAATTATATAGAGGAGCCTAAATGGAATACAACCGAGAAATAAAGAGAGACGGCGGAAAGCCTAGATTATCACTCGTTCCTCCGTCTTTGATTGAATCAGTCGGGAAAATCTTGACCTTTGGCGCGGAAAAATATGAGCCCAACGGGTGGAAAAAAGCTGAACCAGAACGCTATAAGGACGCGATGATGCGGCATTTGTGCGCGTACCTTGAGGACGGCGATTCCGTTGATTTTGAATCCGGTTATCCGCACTTGTGGCACTTAGCTTGCAACGTGTCTTTCCTCATTGAATTTAAGAGGCTTGAAAACAGAGGGGTAGAAAATGGAACAGTGGCAGACGGAAGCACTCCAAAAGCGCTCTGACGGCGTACCGTGGGCGGAAATCACAAGACAATTGCGCCCTGTATATTTTCCAGAACTCGCAGAATTAAAGGCGCACAACAAGATCAGGGATTTTGTAAGGGTCGCTATCGGAACAAAGGGACACGCCAAAGTGGGAATTGAAACAGAGCCAAAGCCGGAAGTGGTCGGGGTAATCGGAGATACTCATTTTCCTTTTGCACATCCGAATTATATCAACTTTCTGCAAGACACTTTCGAGCATTACGGAGTTACAAAGATAATCCACATCGGCGACATTTGCGACAATCACGCCATTTCGCGCTGGCAGTCAGAGCCGGATAGCTACGGTGCAAATCAAGAGTTTGAACTGGCAAAGCGTGATGTGCAGATTTATGCAAAGGCGTTTCCGAAAGTCACATTGTTATTAGGTAATCATTGTCGAATCCCCGAACGTCAAGCCGCATCGCTCGGAATCCCCAAGCAGTTTTTAAAGGGAACGAAAGAATTATGGGGAATGCCGAAAGGGTGGGACGTTGACGAACAGGTTATTTTTAACAACGTTATGTATGACCACGGTATCAACGCTTTGGGCGCGAATGGCGCATTGCTTAAGGCAACCAACGCAATGATGTCTTGTGTAATTGGTCACGCTCATTCGTTCGGAGGTGTGCAGTACAGATCAAATGCTCACAGTCTGATTTTCGGCCTCAATGTTGGTTGCGGAATTGACATAGATGCATATGCGTTTCGATACGGTAAGTACAACAAGAACCGTGAAACTTTGGGCTGTGGAATTGTGTTTGATAGTTCAAACGCTATTTTTGTTCCGATGTCAGACAAATATTTCAGAAACAAATAAAAACCAAACGAAAGAAAGAGGTACACAAACATGGCTATGACAGTAGGTTACAGAAACAGTATTGCTACATCAGGCGGGGCACTCATTACACACATTGGTCTTGTCAATGCATCAGGGACAGAGCTGTCAGGCGGGACACCTGCCTACGCAAGAAAAGCGATCACATGGGGCGCGGCGGCGTTAGGCATTATTCGCCCCTCTGCTGATTTGACTTTTGACATTCCGGCAGGCGTTACGGTCGCGGGTTGGCGCGGATATTCTGCCGCTACAGCAGGCACAGACTACGGCGGAGAAGCACTGACAAACGAAGCCTTTGCAGGACAGGGACAGTACAAATTATTGGCAGCATCTACAGGCATATCTCACAGCGATCCTGCTTAATTCCACGCCCAATTAATCGGGAAAGGAGGTATGTTTTATGGCGGTTGATGATCTGTACAGTAAATTGCTATTACACATGGACGGCGCGGACAACGGCACGACGTTTACCGACGAAGCCGGAAACACGGTAACCAGTTATGGAAATACCTGCACCAAAACCGCCCAAAAAGCATTTGGAACAGCGTCAGCATATTTTGATGGTAACGGTGATTATTTAGTATCGCCTGCTAATGATGATTTTGCTTTTGGTACCGGCGAATTCACCGTGGATTTTTGGATAAGGTTTGCTACAGTTGCGACGGTTGGTGAATTTTTGAGAATGGCAACAGCAACAGACTGGAATTATGGTCGGTTTGTTATTTATTATCAAATGGGATCATTGCAGGCGGTTGCTTCGGGCGGAGCAAATCCAACAGTCGCGTCATGGACACCTACTGTAAACACGTGGTATCACATGGCAATAACCAGAGATTCGCTGTCGAAGCAAAGAATATTTATAAACGGAGTAAAGCTTGCCGAAACGACTTGCACGAACAATTATTCGCAAAGTGGTTTTACTTTGTCCAATGGCTATAGCAACAGATATTTTAACGGATATATGGACGAAATCAGAATCTCAAAAGGCGTTGCGCGATGGACTGCAAATTTTACGCCTCCAACGGAGCCATACGGCGCGGCGGTAGTTATTCCAGAGGGCGGTTCGACTGCAATTGTTTACATATCCGTACAGGGCGCAGGAACAAAGATCGTTTCGGGTGGTTCCACGGCGGCAATTACCGTATCAGCACAAGCAAGCGGACAATCTGCAGTAATCGGATATTCAACGGTCAGTATTGTTTTGACGGTTCTGGCTTTAGGCATCAAACAAGCTCGTGCGCCTCCGTCTGATTCAGATGTTTCAATTAACGCTTCTGGCGGCGGTACGACTGTAAAATCCGGCGGGAGCGAGTCAATTGTGTCCGTATCCGCACAGGGTCAGGGAATCGTTATTCAGGGACTACAGGGCGGATCAGAGGCAGGCGTATCAATTGATACTTTGGGCGCAGGCTCAAAGATTGTTTCCGGTGGTTCCGAATCTGGCGTATCGGTATCTTCTTCCGGCTCGGGGATCGTCAATCTCTACGCACAAGGTGGCTCCGAATCGTCTGTAGTAACGTCTGTGGACGGTCAAGGAACCAAGATCGCCACGCTCGGGAAAACAGCGGTTGTATTTGTATTGCCGCAAGGGATCGGATCAAAGACGGTTACGGGCGGCAGAACATCAATTGTTAGGGTCATTACAACCGGGTCCGGGCGAAATGTAATCCGAAAAGTCATTCATCTAACGGCGAATTTGACCAGGATAACCATGACGGCAACAACGGCAAAAATTCAGTTCGCGGTAACGCTGACAAAGATAAAATTGAGAGGTGAATAAAACATGCCAACACAATCAGAAAACATGATATTTATGTATGCAGGCGAAACCCTCCCAATTGAGGTCGAAGTGTTCGGCGCGGGTGGGTTGCCATTGTCGGGAATTAGCGTTGCTAAATTTGCGTTGAAGCAAGGCGCAACGGTCACGACAAAAGATGCAACAATAACCGGATCGGTCGTATCGGTCGAATTGACACAGGCAGAAACGCTATTGATGTCAGGGGCATATCGGTATGAATTTAGAATCAAAGACGGTTCGGGGGACGTTGACAGCATCGTAAACGGGTCAATTCAGGTCGATCCCTCGGTCATAAGCGTGGCAATATGATTATTGTTGTTTGCCTCGGCGTGGTCGTCCTTGCCTTTGGTCTGGGTTTTTCAATAGGTCGAAAAGAATAAACAAAAAGCCGTCTTATCTCTCGCGAGGTAGGACGGCCTTTTTGTATTTATAAGGTATTATAACGAGAGATCAGCAGCGGACGCATTTGAGATTTTCGAATGTCACGGGTTTCCTTTCCATCAAATCAGATACGACCATTCTTGATTCGTGCTCCTGCGATAATTCGGCATAGATTAAAATTGATGATGCGGTAACAAACAATGCGCATATGATAATTAAAATTAATTTGATGTGTTTCATTTTTTGCTCCTTCTTTCTTTTGTGTGGGACAACTTTTTGGGACATGTACTATCGTTCTTTTCTTTCGCATGTAAATTAAAAAACCTCAAAACGCCCTAGACACGGCAATATATTTCGTCTATGATTAAATGCGTGTGAGTTCGATTCTCACCATCTAAGTCCCGTTATCTTAGCCCTGAATTGAGAATGCTGTGCATTTTTTGATCTGGCAGGCTACGGCAAGGCAACGCGGACGGATTTGATTGATTTAAATAGTATTCTATGACAACAGTAAAAGTCCCCGAAACCTTACGGTAACAAGGACTTCCGTTTGGTGGGTAGTAGAGGACTCGAACCTCCGACCCCTTGCATGTCAAGCAAGGGACTAAACATGTTATGCACAAAACAATGGGTTTTATGCGAAAATTATCACATTTATATCATTTCCGCGCATAAATATTCTTGTGTTTTGGGTAGTTTTGTTACTAGCGGGCAACGACAAGGTAATGGCATGATAATTATTGCTCGATTTTATTGTTGTTGTTCCCTTTGTTTGCGCCCTCTATAGTCGTTCATTTTCCTTTTCCTCCGATTGTAAACTTACACTTCATTGCCCTTGCAATCTGTTCTAGTTTCCCGACCGTAATATCTTGTATGTCCGTCTCCCACCGATAAATTTGCTTCTGACCCGATCCGACAAGTTCGGCAAGTTGCGTTTGTGTGATTCCCTTGCTTTCCCTTATCCTGCGAATCTCTGATCCTATCGTCATTGCTTCTTTTCCTGCCCTGATTCGCGCCGGGCGTATTGTTGTTGTTCCGTGAAGCGTACCGGATTTAGTTCTGTAATGCGCCTGTGATTTCTCATGCTATTCTCCTTTATTTTTGAATTAGTTGCTTTGTTCCTATGCGATAATAATAAGGCTTTTAAGCCGTAACGTCAATAGACAAAACGACGATTTGTCGAAACAAACCGCCGTGAATTGCACAAATTTTATTAAATATTATTGTGCATGTTGTATATCTATTATCTTCGCCGGATTGCTCTGCTTTGGCACGGCAATCTTTTGCACGGCTTCAAGTTTTGTTTCGTCTGATATGTGGGTATAATATTTTAACGTCGTTTCGATTTTTGAATGACCTAACAACAATTGCAGTATCTTGGGATTGATGCCCTGTTCAGCTCCTCGCGTTGCGTAGGTATGTCGCAAATCTTTGACGGTATGGCCGTTGATGTTCTTTATCTTTCTTAATAACGCCTTTGGTTCAATTTGTACACCGGTTCGGGTTGGAAAAATCAAATCAGAATTTTCGTGCGGGGTTTCCGCCCGTGCGTCCAGCATCTCAATTACTTCATCACAGACGGGTATTCGCCTATCCGATGTTTCTGTCTTTGTTCCGCACAAGTGCAATTTTCGCATGTCGTAATCAATCCATGTCAGGGCGGCGGCCTCTGACGATCTGCAGCCGGTTTTATAAATTAACAACAGGCAATCCGTGACGACTTTTTCGCGCTTCTTTGCCTTGTTTAAATATGATATTAACGCCTGTTCATCATCGTATGTCATGGTAGATGCCTTTTCTCCGCTTTCTCTTGCTGGAAGAACCGTATTGTCAACGGGGTTAGACCGCAGCATTTTATCCTTAACAGCACGATCAAGGCACATCTTCAAAGCGGTTCGCGTTATCTCTGTCGTCCTGCGTCCGCGCCCGGTGTCTGACAGACCGTTTAACGCGGCCTGTATATCAGAAGGGGTAAGTTTGCAAAGAGATTGCTCAAAGAGTGACACGGGCAACCTGGCGCGGCTGGCGGCATACGTGGACAGGGTTGCAGATGTGACGCTGCTTGATTTATATGTTGCTATCCACTTAGTCCACCATTTACCTAGCGGCATGTCGGACGGGTCAACGTATGTCTCTTCGTCAAGATCCTTGCGAATTCTCGTCAACCATTCACGCGCTTTCCGTTGCGTTGGTTCCGTGTGTGATTTTCGGGCACCTTTAATAGTTATCCTGGCACACCACGAACCGGACGGCAGCTGTGATATCGTGCCTTCTCCTGATGATCTTTTCATACAATCACACTTTCTTTTCTGTTGCTTTTTTAGCTTCGAGTATTCCGTTTTTTACCGCCGCGCATACAACATAATAAAATATTAATGTTCCGATAACTGCCGCGCCTAAATATAACAATGCATATAAAAAATACATATTATCTTTCTCCTTTCTTCTTGATTATGTTCCACATTTCCATAAGATCGCTGACATCTTCATCCGATCCGTGTTTAACCAATTTCGCCAAGGCCATTCTACTGGGGTTGTTAAAGTGATCTGGTTCCGTGATTGCTGTGCCGTCTGGATTGATATCTGCGCCAAACAACCACGCGGGGCTAACGTCTAGCAGTTCGGCGATTTTAACAATTCGGTCATTTGCGGGCATCACGGCCGCTGATAGGTAAAGACTTATACTCCCTTTCGAAATTCCAGACAATTCGCAAAATCTCGCGGCGTTTATACCCATTCTCTTGATTGCCATTTCAAACCGTTTTGCAAATACAGTAAATTCGTGTTTTGGCACTCTGTATCTTTTTCCTTCCATTTCATTACCTCCTTGTATTAATTCCAACACCTGAATTATATCGGGTATGTTTGACGATTTCAATAGATTTGTGTACAAAACTAAAAATAAGTTTGAAAAAGTACAACTATTTTTGTAAATAGTCTTGACAGTGGGGTTGAGAGTGATAAAATAAGTTTGTCACGGTTAAACAAAACAGGAGGGGGGATAAAGCTTTGCAAGATGTCACATTTGATTATTCAGCGCTCCGCGGACGCATCGCAGAAAAAGGTTTCACTTTAGACACACTTTCACAAAAAGTCAAAATTTCACAGAATTCACTAAGTAACAAGATTAAAAACGGTCTAATGTTTAAAAGTTTCCAGATTCTTGCGCTATTGAAGGCGCTCGATCTGGAAATAAACGACGTTGGAGCGTATTTTTTTGTTCAAAAGACCTGACTTTCTTTTTTAATCCATAGTTTGTCAATATTAAACCAATACAGCACAATCGCAGTCCTTTTGTTAGGACAGGAGAAGAAAGAGGAAAAGAAAATGCAAGAATGCCCATGTCGCCAATGCTCGCAGAGATCACCAACGTGTCACGGCAAATGCTTTGACTATGCCAATTGGAAAATAGCAGACAGAGACGAAAAAGAACTTATTGCAGAGTTTCACAAGGATCACTCCATTGGGTTTATGACCTCTCGCCGCGCCGGAAATATGATGTGTCACTCAAGGTGGTCAATGTACGGAGGATCGCTGCTATGAAAACTTGCTTCAATTGCGCAGATCACAATCTGTCGTGCTTCGACAGCAATAACGATAACTATTGCACCTACCACAGATCAATTGACGGCACGCCGGATGATTTTAAACGCCGCGCAACAGACTTAGAGCGGGTACAGGCGCAACTTGACCGAATTGAAAAACAGAACAACGAAATGTTGTCCTACCTTGCACCAAAAATGAGTAGGCAAGAGGAACGAGCGAATGATGCCGGGTGCGAACTTTTTTTACAAATGGCTGATAGCTGGAGCAGGAAATACAAAGACGGGCTAGAAGATTTCTACGCCGAGCCGGATGGAGACACGCAGGCAAAGAGTTTTTGAAGGGAGAGCGAAATGGACGGAACGCCAACAATACCAGTTGATCAATGGCCTGCATACATCAGGACAAAAGAGTTTAAGCAGATTTTCCCGAACGCATCGCAAGGTTTGATATACGCCGTGTTCCATTCGGGCAAAACAGTTAATCCGCGGGACAGGCGAAACAGGACTTTCACCAAAGCCGGACTAAGGGAATATTTGGGGGTATGAGGATTATGAGCGGAGACGGATTTCTATTTTTAATTATCATCGGACTGGCATTGGCGGCGGTTGTGCTGACATCGTTTGCGCAGTGGTCGGACGAGCAGGACGCGAAAGAACGGCACATCGAAAGGACAACAAAGAAATGATCTTTAAGAAAAAACCGCCATGTCAACACTGTCACATGTTTATCACGTGGAATTACTGCCCAAATTGCGGGCGAAAAATGCACGGAAAACACAAAGAAAT